AACATGTGAAGCAGCAAGAGTGTTATCTTGTGCTCTTTCAACAATAATAGAATTTGTATTTACCATTGTTATCTTCATTTCTTCTTCATCAATATAGCAATAAGTTGCCTTTGCTGGTTCCGAAGGATCTAAGAAGATATTAGATGTAGAAACAACTTTAATTTCTACTTCTGTAAGATCTACATCTTCATCTAACGTAGTAGTTATCGGACCACCATAACTCTTGGTTGCTCGTGGAGTAACACTGTATGTAAGATCTCTTTGTGTATTTGTAGTATCTGTACCAGCAAGATAACTGACTCTGGAACTTCTGATAAGATCTTTTGTAGCAGCAGCAGATGGACCAAATAGATATGTTTTAGCAGTAAATCTTAATGTATAAAGAAGAACTCTTCTAGTCTCAAAGTCTCCTTCATAATCATCCTGCATTGTAATGTTTTCTAATACAATAGGAATATCTCTTTTCTCTTTAATTGTTTCTACTAATGTAACTGTAACATTATATGCTGGTTGAAAGTAAGGAAGTATCTGTTCTGTTATTTGAAGAGCATCATCATTCAACTTGCACATAATAGCAAGTTCAAATTGCATATTATAAGGAACTGGCATATATGACTTCTTAGTCTCAGTTCCATCATTAGGATCTTTTACTGTAAATTGCTGAGTAGTCGTTACCTTTCTAGATGGGTCATATGTCAAACCTGTAAATTCAAAAGACATTCTAGGCAAAGTAATTGCCGTTGCTTTATTTAAATCAGGTGTTTGATTTAATCGTGCCAAAAATTTCTGAGTAGGACCATATCCCAAAGGAACTCTTATAACAGAACCCTCTTGCTTGACGGTGATTCCATTAAAAAGAGTACCAAAAGAAATAATGGTTCTTCTCAGAATTTCGTTATAAAAATACTCAAACATTTCTACACTACTGGTATATTGTATTTATACCCAACGAGTTACCGTCAATTCTATGGTGTTATCATCCATTTCCCATTCCTCGGCAATTTGAAATCCTTGCTTCTTCACAGTGTTGTGAATTGTCATTCTAGCATACTGTTGATTTACCTTATCCATAAACCTTTCCACTGGAATAGGTTGATTCCAAGTTTCAAGATCAGCAACTAATTCATACTCTCCTGTATGTGGATTCATACGAAAACCAACATCTTTTGAGATAGCAAGATCTGCCTCTACTGTTTCGTGATTAATACCATGAGCACCAGTAACTCTAAGTTCTTGATCTTCTACTACGGTATATTGTAGAAGTTCTAATGCTTCTTGTAATTCAGGTTTGTTCCTGATTTTCGTTTTTATTGTGCTGAAGTGAGACATGTTCGTTAACGATAGCAGGTTGATAAAATTCAGGTTTAAAAGATCTTGTTTGCAAAACTCCAAGTTTCTTTTCAATAGATTCTGTTAAATCTAAACATTGATTAGATGCAGCATCTATAACTTCCTCAGTTACAGTGCCATCTTGTCTAATTTTAAATTTAATAGTTTGTTGTTTTGGCATTATCACAAAATACAATAATTATATTATAGCACAAATATTTATGGAGTACCAAATGGGTTCTGTTCAGTAAAGTCCATAATAGCATCTGCTTGTGTTTCTATTTCCAAATTATCAGCAAATCCATCATCAGTAGGTTCAAGATCAATTATTCTAACAGTGTGACTTGCACCTGATGTTTGTCCTACTAACTTCTCTCCTCTTGTCCATGATCCACTTACAGATGCTAATTCTATTACATTTGTAGTACCATTCCATGTTCTCACTCTTGCAGTGGTTCCACTGGTTTCTCCTTCAACAACCTCATTAAACTTGTAATTTCCTGTATTATCAAGAGCAGGATCTTGAATAGTTAGAGTAGGAGCAGTGCTATATCCAAGACCAGCGTTGGTTATATTAATAGCAGTAATTGTACCTGCGGAACTTACAACAGCAGTGGCAGCAGCAGAAACAGTAGTAACACCTGTCTTAAATATTTCATTACTAAATGTTATTGTTGGGTTAGTAGTATATCCAACACCACCCACATAACCGCCAGCACTGGTTAAAGTTACTATACCGATGACATTATCACCAATGACAGAAGTGGCAGCAGCACCGCTTCCTCCACCGCCAATAAAGGCAATCTTAGGAGCAACTGTATATCCAGAACCAACGTTCTCTAAATCTACATGCTGAACAGATCTGGTAGCAGGGTTAACGTTATCAGTACATGCCACAATTCCTCCTATTAATCTTACAGTAGCAATACCTGTTACACCACCAGAAGGAGCAGATGATATGGCAACAGTTGGTTGTCCCAAATATCCACCACCCCGATTAGTAATATCAATATATCGAATACCACCATCGGTTACAATACCAGTAATAGCAGTAGCAGTTACACCTGTACCTACAAGAGTAAGAGTTTGAGTTGGTCCAATAAGAGTAGAGACACCACCATCTTCACCAGTTACACCATCATAATCTCCTCCTATTAGACTATCATCAATCTCCTCAACCCCAGTATCAATAACCTCATCCTCATAACGGAATATTTCACATTTAAGAGTATAAACATAAGTCTTCATTAATTGGTAGAAAGGTTTTTCATGCTCTACAAACTTAATTTCAAATAACCTATCACCTAACGGAAAATATATTAAATCACCTTCTTTAGGACGAGTTGCTAATTGAATATTTTCTTCATTCTTCATCAAAGGTTCAATATATGTTTCCCATCTTTCTTTGGATATAGTAATACTTAATTCATTAGTTTGTTCAATACCAAACTTAGATAATATAACCGAATTTTCACTATATCCATCAAAAGTATCAAGATATGCTTCTAATGGATAAGCATCATCAAACTTAGATGCTACTACCTCCTTAATTACTTTATTTTCTTTAATATATTTGCGGGGCATATAATGTATCTCAACACCATACATCCTCAACTGTTCGTTGATTAAATCTTGAACTAAATTCTGTTCAGATCTAGCACCTTGTTGAAAAAACGGATTGAGTGCCATGATCTTAACCTATCATATCTAGTGGAGGTAGTTCATAAGTGTTGGACATTATTTCTCTAATTCTTGTCAATTCCTTTTCGGCATCATCATAAATTTGTCTTCCATTCAGTTCAGTGCCACCAGGAAGTTTTACTCCTGCAAACTTAATTAAATTTTGCCCCCACTGCCTTTTAATTAATGCAACGGTGTATGGTTTTAAAAACGAATCATTCCATACCCTAGTGTAATCATTTGGGTTCATTGCTCTGAAACAATCGATGATTAGATAATCACCTTTAGTCATAGAACTCCAATCAATATCCAAATATAATCTATCCTGTCTCTGATTAAATCTTATTTGTTTTTCAGTGGTTAAAAGGAAATTAATATCTTCGAGATATGTTTTTGTCATTGCATATGTCAAAAGTTCAGTTGCTCCCCAATAATATATGTCATTAAGGAATAACTGATACTTCACACTAAACATGTTATTGGTTATAGTATTAGATCCATCAAAATGAAATACTTTTGTACACCCTATAATTTCAGGAGGAATCGCTAGATAATTACTATTTTCAGTATAATCAAATTGAACAGAAGTACCTGCAATATCAGCAGTTGCACTAGTGGTTGTTAGTCCTACTACTCCATCTGAACCTGGTCCTTTTCCTCTATCAATATCATTTTGCGTCACTTTATACTTCATATATGTTTGAGCGACACCATCAAAATGCCTCTCTTGGAAATATTGAATAGCATCATCTACAATATCTTCTATCTGTTCATCGGCAACGTTAATCTCCAATACAGGAGCACCTAACTGCCTTTTACAGTAGTCTATGAATTGTGTTCTAGTAGATGGTCTTCCCATTATACAATTATCCTTTTAGGTATTTATGGTGCGGAAGCAATGCCAGCATATACAAGTATATTGCCGTTTACCATATTATAAATGGTAGTTCCTTGTCCTACCCTTGTAATAGTAACTCCTGTTCCTGGTAATATTTCTAAGGGTGATGTATGTGCTGCTCCAATTTGAATCTTGTTTGCCACAGTGGTTGCTATTCCTACAATTGCAACAGTTGTAATTGCAGCTCCAACAGAAACCGTATCACCAATTGCCACACCATCTAGTTTATTAATAGTAAACTCAGTAGTACCAATGCCAGCAGTAGCACCAACAGCAATTGAAGTATCTAAAATTGTTTCAGTTACCAAAGAGGGAGTTAATAATACATTATATTCATATCTTCCAGCAGCAAGATTTCTTGTTTGAGTTGATCCTAATGAAATATAAAATTGCCCATCATAAGCACTACTAAATCCAACAGTGAATGTAGCAGCAGGAATGTCAGTAGCACCTATACCAGCACTTTTCTGCATCTGTGCAGAACCACTCCATCCAGTCAAATCATAATTTTCATTTGAAGTATTATCTACATTAAAGGTATTCTTAAAGTTAGCTCCACCATAAATCACCAAATCGGCAGCATTTGGTACTCCTGATTCGGGATCGAATGTAAAATTCTTAGTGGACATTGGAAACTAACTCCTTGAGTAAAGATTTGATTTCATTCATTTCACTTTTTAAATTAGCAAGATCTTCTTCAATATTATCTGTTTTTTCAGATTCTCTTTTTTTAGCATCACGTCGTGCGATGTATTTTTGGTACTCTGAATGATTCACATTAACTATCGATTTCGATGTAGAATCTCTTAGTAGATCAGCATGACCCGTAACTCCATGATATTCCATACTATGCTAATGCCATCACTCTCAAATCTCTCACTCTAGGAACAAAAACTTGATTCGTAGATGTCAAAAGAATCTTAATTCTATAAGACTTAAATGATGGTAATTGATCCACACTAAATGTATATTCACTAAATTCTAGTGCATCACCTTCAAATCCAGAAGTATTGGATTTAGTAACTAATTTATCAGATAATCCATTATTATCTGCTTGTGAGATAACTTCACCTTTATAATTTAGGTTAGAATATCCTGGGAAAGGAGTAAAGATTGGATCAAGTCCCTCCTTATTATTAATCGAGTATAGAACTCGTATGTCAGCATCAATATCAATATGAGCAGATAGTAAAACCTTTATTGATGTTGCTGAATTTTCCAATATCATTTCCCTAGAAATATACTGGCAAGCAGTAGGATCTTCCTCTACCGTATTAATTCTACTATCAGTTGCATAATTTGTAATGGGATTATTCACTCTATTAGAAGTTAATATCACATTCTTTCTTTGACCATCAATTATAGGACTAACCATTGTATTGGTTGTATTCAAGAATACTGTCATATTCATTGATTTATTTCCTTCAATGTTAGTCAAGAAAGTATCTTCATTAATCTTAGATGCAATAATTCTAGGACTATCGAGATAGTTAGTAGTATTTAAAGTAATATCTTGTGCTGCCGTTTGAATGTAAGGAATTTCATTTCCATCAATACTCTTAGAAGTAACAGTAGATACTTCAGCAGTTAGTGAAGTAGTAGGAACTGTTACATTTTGAATCATTGGAGTAATAACTTCAAATGGCATGTTTTGAGTTGCTCTTACTTTATTTCCACCAGAAGACTTTGTAGAACCAATATACAATGCAGGATTACCCACATCAGTATTTCTACTAGTGCCACCCTTAGACATATCTAATTTAACAGTATAAGAATCATACTTAATAGCATCTGATGTATCTAAACTTGTAGCATTTGGATATGCTGATGTAGAAGTAGATAAACCATGAGTCTTATTAATACGTAATAAGTTAACTCCATCCAATTCATACTTGCTAACAAGAGTGATTATTTTGACAAAGTTTGTAAGACTTTCTTTCCTGATTTAAGATATCTCGTAATGCCTAAAAATGAAACCTGGCGTTTTCAACATTTGATAGTGCCGTCGATGAGCAACTACAATGACGGAATACTTACTCCTCATATGCCATTGTGGATCAAACATCTTTCCAATTTAGTGA